TGGTAATGTTACAGGTTCAGCGGTTGCTGCAACTGTACACGTAGAATCCGACACATCAGATACAGAAACAAATGGCAATGTAGAGTTGGTAACAGCAGCACCGATACCTGCAGGAGGTTCACTAGAGAGTCTTGGCGGAGGTAAATTGGTATTGCAAACAACTGATATATTACGGGTGACTTCTGACACAGCTTCGTCACTTGACGTTTCATTGTCTATAATGGAGATAGCGTAAGATGGCAGCAATAATCCCAACTAACGGGTTAAATATAATGACTGATCATTTTAGGTTAAACACAAGTTTAACAACAAGTGATCAAGAACCTATTAATGCAAATTTAGAAAGAGTTGATGCCCATGGAAGTTTTACTGGTCTAGCAACAGCTGGTTTAACTAATCCTGGCATGACTGAAAGCTCTGGAGTTTTTACTTTTCCATCAACGGGTAAATATTATGTAAGGTTTCAAATAACTGCTACTGGAACTAACACTCCAAGATACATAGGTGCGTTTATTCAACTTACTAATGACAACAGCACCTTTTCGTCAATCGCAACAGCTTATGTAAATCTTGATGATGCACATAGTAGTGGATCATGGACACATTGTGGTGCGGATGCTTATGTAGACATTACTGATACGAGCACTCACAAAGTAAGATTTAACGTTAACTCTGAAGCTAATGTTACTTTTTATGGTTCTACAAATCGAAATTATTGTACCATGGAATTTGTAAGAGTAGGAGACACATAAGATGAATATTGAAACAGGGAGGCCTGATCACATAGAAGATTATTTAGCGCAGTTGCATACACAACAATGGTTTGGTTGGTCAGATAGTAAAAATAAAATATATGCAAATTTAATTTTGCATCCAAAAATTTATGACGCAAGTTCTAAAGGTCTTGTTGATAACCCACACTCAAAACCATCAGAAGCAGATTGCACTGCAGGATTAAAAGCCATGCAAGATGCATGGGATTTAGAGCATGATTCTTATAAGTCTAAACGCAGAGCAGAATATTTAAAAATCGCAGAGCAATTAGATCAACTGTATCACGACATGACAGCAGGTAAACTAGATGCTACAGGAGAATGGCATAAGGCTATTAAAGCAGTGAAGGATAAATATACAAAATGAGCTATATAGGACAAACATTACCAGCTGATACTTTTCAAGGTTTCACCACTGACAGTTTTACTGGTGACGGAAGTGCTACTACTTTTACATTAAGTAAAGCACCTTTTTCAGAGGACGGATTAATAGTTGTTATTAACAACGTTATCCAGAAACCTACAACAAACTTTACAGTATCAGGGACTACACTAACTATTGTGGGCACAGCTGTAGCATCAGGAGATGTTATCTATGCTATACACACAAGCGGTGCAGTACCAAGCACACTTGCATCAAAAGTAGATGTCAATGGAGTATCTGATGCAATCATTCTCGATGCAGATGCCGATACAACAATAAGTGCTGACACCGATGATCAGATAGATTTTAAAGCAGGTGGGACAGATATTATGTCACTTACTGCAACCACTGCTACAATTAATGACGGTGTTACAATTACAACTGCTGATAACACAGCTCAACTTATCTTAACATCAACTGATGCAGATGCAAACGCTGGGCCAGTTTTAAAACTGACTAGAGACTCTGGATCTCCCGCTGATGATGATTTTCTTGGTAATATTCAAATTGAAATGGACAATGATGCTGGAGATAACTTAGATGCTGTATCTATTCTAGCTCAAGCCAAAGACGTATCTAACGCAAGTGAAGATGCTCGTTTATATACTTATGTGCGAACAGCAGGTAGTATGAGAGATAGATTTAGCATTGCACCAAGTGAAACTGTTTTTAATGAAGACTCGGTAGACGTAGACTTCCGAGTAGAGTCAGATACTAATACTCACGCATTGTTTGTTTTAGCGTCTTCTGGGGATAGTAGAGTTGGAATAAACAACAGTAACCCTGCATCAGGGGCTCTCAGTCCAAGAGAAACAGTAGCAAACTATCAAATGATATATGCCGAACATACAGCAAGTTCTGGTCATATGTATGGTGTCCATGCACAGTTTGTAAATAGAGACCCTGATGATAATACTTCAAGATTTTTTGCTGGGGGTAATGATACTTTTGGAAACAGATATTTAGTTTATTCGGATGGAGATGTTGTAAACCATGATAACTCTTATGGATCAATTTCTGATTCAAGAATTAAATCAAACATAGTAGATGCTAATTCTCAATGGGATGACATTAAAGCTCTTAAAGTTAGAAACTATAAAAAGAATGATGATATTACAAAGTACGGTGATAAAGCTTGGGTACAAATTGGGGTAATTGCACAAGAGCTAGAAGCTGCTGGAATGGACAAACTTGTAAAAAATGAAACTAAATATGAGGCAGGTGATCTAGAAGTTGTAAATGGTAATAAAAATGTTGATGACATTAAAGAATACAAATCTGTTAAATACTCTGTTCTGTATATGAAAGCCATTAAAGCATTACAAGAAGCCATGGCAAAAATAGAAACACTTGAGACAAAAGTAAAAGCATTGGAGGACGCATAATATGACACAAACAAAAGTAGAAGCACCATTTGTAGCGAACAGTAAAGGACGCATAAGATGAGCCAGACAAAAGTAGCAACTGATTTTTTGGGCGCAGGAGCGGTGGGTCAAATAGTATCTGTAACTAAAACAGATTCGTTTAGTACAACAAGCACAAGTCTTGCAGATATAACTGGTTTTACTGCTTCAATAACTCCACAAGCGACAAGTTCTAAGATTTTAGTTTTATCATCTTTTGCATGGGGGTCAGATGCCTCTCCATATCCTAAGTTTACTTTACTTAGAGGTAGCACTGAAATTAATGTGGGTGATGCACAAGGAAGTTCAAGTAGAGTTTCCACCGGCAACAACACTGATCCACCCGCTGATGAAGGTTCATTATGTAATGAACAAATAAATCATCATTATTTGGATAGTCCCAGTTCAGCGAGTGCAGTTACTTACAAATGGCAAACAAAAACTTTTAACAGTGGCAGAACTATTTATATCGGTAGATCACAATACGATTCAAATTCAAATGGACTTGCTATTCCAACAAACATAACATTGATAGAGTTACTACAATAATGACTGATATAATTAAAGCAATAATAGCAATTAATCCTAACGCAGAGGTATCTGTAAATGGTGAAGACTATAATCAAATAACTTGGCATACTGGCACAACACCAATTAGTGAAGCTGATATAAAATCTAAACAAGCAGAATTACAAACAGATTATAATAATAAAGAATATCAAAGAAAAAGAGCGGCAGAATATCCAAGTATAAAAGACCAGTTAGATGATATATATCACAACGGCATTGATGCATGGAAAGCAACGATTAAAACAACTAAGGACAAATACCCTAAAGGATAATTTATGGCATACATAGGAAGACAAAATTTAGGTGGAGCGTACAGACAGCTTGATGACATCTCATCAGGTTTCGATGGTTCTGATACTACGCACACTATGCAGGTCAACTCAGCTAACGTAACTGTTGGTGACGTCAATCAAATCATCCTATCTCTTGGTGGTGTGATACAAAATCCAGGCACAGACTTTACAGTATCAGGTAGTGTATTAACATTCACAACAGCTCCTGCTGCCAACACAAGTTTCTTTGCCATACTACTAGGTTCAGATAATGGCGGAACAACGACACCGACTGATGCTTCTGTTACTACAGGCAAAATTGTTGATGATGCAGTTACAGCCGCTAAAGTTGCAAGCTCTGGTGCTTTTGCAATTGGTGCTGCAGGCACAACGTCCAGTATAGCTGGAGCAAATATTCTTGTTGAAGCTAACTCTTTATTTATTGGTGATGATGTATCAGGCACTACTGACACTGCTGCAAACTCTGTAGCTGTCGGTATAGATGCTTTAGATGCAGTCACTACTGGAGACGCAAACGTAGCAATAGGTAAGTCTGCTTTAAGTGCTGTCAATACTGGAGGCAACAATATCGCTATTGGTAATCAAGCTGGAGCAGCTCTTACTGATGGAACAGATAACATTGCTATGGGCAGTAATGCTTTAGATGACGCAGCTAGTAGTGCAAGAAACATTGCCATAGGGTCTAGTGCTTTAACTGCTTTAAACGAAAGTGGTAATACATACAACATTGGTATTGGTTATGATGCTGGTAAATCTATAACCACTGGACTTTACAATACATTAATAGGCCATCTTTGTGGAGACGGTTTTGATACTGAAAGCAATAACGTAGGTGTAGGTTTATCCGTTCTAGGCGGACCAATAGCTGGTGGTGAATACAACGTAGCCGTTGGTAATGGTGCATTAGAGCTTTTGACTTCTGGCGATGGTAATAATGCAGTGGGTTATCAAGCATTAACAGCTTGTACTACAGGAGGGTATAACCAAGCAGTTGGAGATAGAGCATTAACTGCTGTTGTAGATGGTCAAAAAAATACTGCTATAGGGCAACAAGCTGGTTTTGCCATAACTAGTGGTAGCAATAATATAATGATAGGTTATGATTCAGGTAGATCTTCTTCACCTGCTGGCAACGTTACTACAGCTAGTAATCAAATTTGTTTAGGTGATGATAATATAACTGCTATTTTCTGTGCAGATACTTCTATTTCTGCATCTGATAAAAGAGATAAAACCGACATAAAAAACTTTACTACTGGACTATCTTTTATTGAAAAAATGCAACCTGTTACTTACAAATGGGATAAAAGAAGCTGGTATAGTGACGATTTATTAGTAACACCTGATGGTAGTAAAAAAGCAACAGAAACTAACGTTGGATTTTTAGCACAAGATGTAGAAACTTTGGAAAAAGAAATAGGTTTTGCAAATGACAAAAATGATATGTTATTTGTTAATCTAACAGAAGATGACAAAAGATACGGAATGAAATACGAAAGATTGGTAACAGTCTTGGTAAACGCTGTTAAAGAATTATCAGCAAAAGTAAAAGCATTGGAGGAGGCGTAAGATGGCACACGCAGACGACGCAACAAAAACATGGGTATCAGCCATACCAAAAAAGAACGCTGATGGTAATGTGATCGAATGGACTGTTAAGTATAAGTATACTAAAGGAGATCATTCACATACATTTGAGAAATCTGAAAAGATTGACACACCATCAAAAGCACCTGATAAGTATACCAAAGCTGAACTATTGACTCTTATGGATAAAAACCATTGGGATGATATGTTTAACAAAAAGTATACAGCATGGACAGCTGATGCAGTAGTAGAAACTATTGATGCAAGTTTTGATGTAAGCACATTGAGTGATAGCTAATGTTCAGTAGTCGCCCCTTTGCAGCAACAACATTTGCCAGCACAGGCAACGACGAAACATTTGTTGCCGTAACAGGCAACTCGTCAACTATATCTATAGGTGACATTACAATTACAGGTGTTGCCGAGCATGAAGTAACGGGCAACGCGGTTACAGGTGCTACAGGCTCCGTAACAGTAACAGCTGGAGCGGTTGTAACTGTAGATGGTAGCGACGTAACAGCGGCAATCGGTGATGTAACACTAAGCGGAGCTGCAAACTTTGCGGTTACTGGTAATGAAGTTACTGTATCTGTTGGCACTGTAGTTGCTAAAGCAAACGCTGATGTAGCTGCCACGGGTAGTGAAATGGGCACCGTGGCCACTGGAACAGTCACAATTACAGCGGATTGTGTGGTAGTACCTACTGGTAGCTCAATTACAATAACAACAACTAGCGCTGGTGTTGTCACTTGGAATGAGATAAACTTGAACGCTAGTCAAACATGGACAAATGTAGCAGCATAGGATATAAAGAATTATGGCATCATCATTTTCTACATCATTAAAACTTGAAAAAATGACTACTGGTGAGAAGGCCGGTTTATGGGGTACAGTCACTAATACAAACCTTGATTTAGTAGAACAAGCTGTAGGTGGCTATGTTGAACTTAGTTTAGCATCTGGCAATCAAACACCAGCTATCAGCGATGGCTCTGCATCAGATGGTCGTAACAAAGTTATAAAACTCACAGGCACGTTATCAGCAAACAGAAGTTTGATATTTCCAGACTCTTGCGAAAAAACATATCTAGTAGTCGATGGCACAACTAGAAGCTCGAGTCATTATACCATAACAGTTAAGACAAGCTCAGGCACAGGTGTAACTATGCCTGTTGGATCTACGATGCTTGTAATTGTTGATGGCACAAACGTAATTACAGGTATTACACAAAAAGGTTATGTAACTACAACTAATGCCTACACCGCTGTAAATGGCGATCAAGTTATTGTTGATACTAGTTCTGCTGCAGTAACTGTTACACTACCAGCAAGTCCTGCTGTTGGTAATGAAGTGCACTTCTTAGATGGCAAGCTTAGTTTTAATTCTAACAATTTGACTATTGGTAGAAACAGTCAGCCTATTCAAGGCAGTGCTAATGATTTAGTTGTTAATACAAATGGACAAAGTTTTACACTAGTGTATGCAAATTCTACAAAGGGTTGGGTTAAGAAACACTTTGTCGGAACGTAAGGAGTTTATATGGCTCTTATTAACTTTGATATTATACCAGGGATAGATAAACAAAACACAACCAAAGGTGCAGAAAACCGTTGGATTGATAGTGACAACGTGCGTTTTAGATACGGACTACCAGAAAAAGTTGGTGGTTGGGCATCACTTGTAAACGAAAGCATTGTTGGTGTTGTTAGAAACCAACACTCGTTTGTAGATACAACAGGCAATAGATACATTGCACTTGGCACCGATAAATTTTTACTATTATACTTTGAAGGACAGTTGTTTGACATATCACCTTTTGATGCTAGTGCAGATCAATCAAGTTGCACACTTGCAACTACTGATGAATCAACTGTTGTTACTATAACAACAGGATCGGCACATGGTTTAGAGGTAGAGGATATAATACTTCTTGATTCAGTAACCTTGCCTAGTGGAACGGGGCTTAGCGCAGCAAATTTTGAAGACAAAGTATTCATGGTCAATACAGTGCCTAGTCCTAAAACATTTACAATTACATCAAGTGCGGCTGCAACAGCAACTGTATCAACAGGTGGCTCGACAACACTAGAAGTGTATACAAAAGTTGGACCACAAAAACAAACATACGGATACGGTTGGGGTGTGGGTCCTTGGGGTGGCACCATAGCTGGTGCGGTAACGTCAACAATAAATGAAGGTGCAGAGTTTGCAAACAATGACACTACACTAACTTTAACTAGTGGTGCTGCTTTTGCAACTTCTGGTACAATACAAATAGGTAGTGAGCTAATAACATACACTGGTAAGTCTACTAATAATTTAACAGGATTAACTAGAGGCACGAATGGCACTACTGCTGCAGCTCACGCAGATGGTGCAACAGTTACAGACGCATCAAACTTTAGTGGTTGGGGTGTTGCAGTTCCTGCAAATCAAACAACACTAGAACCTGGGCTTTGGTCACTTACAAATTTTGGTGAAGTGTTAGTAGCAACAATTGCAAACGGTGAAACATTTACTTGGAACGCAGGAGCGACTACACCAACTACAGTTAGAGCGTCAAAGTCTACAACTAATTTTTTGACAAGTAATAATCCAACAGCGTCTAGATTATCTATAATGTCTCCTACAACAAGACACCTAATACATTTAGGCACAGAAACAACTATAGGCACTGCATCTACACAGGATGATATGTTTATACGTTTTTCAGCATCAGAAGATATAAATACCTATGTAGCAACTTCTACAAATACAGCAGGCACACTTAGGTTACAAGATGGCACAAAGATAGTAGGTGCATTACAAAGAAAAGAAGACATATTAGTTTGGACTGACAATGCACTGTATACAGTTAGAAACGTGGGCCAACCGTTTGTGTTCGGTGTAGAACAAGTTGGTACAAACTGCGGTTTGATTGGTAAGAACGCAGCTGTGGTGGTTGACGGTGTTGCATATTGGATGACAGCAAAAGGTTTTTTATACTATGATGGAACAGTAAAAACTTTGCCTTGCGCTGTAGAGGATGAGGTGTTTGATAATTTAGACACTACAAAGGGACAACAAGTTGCAGCAGGTCTTAATAGTTTATTTACAGAAATAACTTGGTGGTATCCAGCAAACACAGATTTTAATAGTAAGGCTGTATCTTACAACTATGCAGAGTCTGCAGAAGTGCCGGGTGGAGTATGGACAATGCATACAGAAGCAAGAACATCATGGATGGATAGTAAAGTATACGAAAAACCATACGCAACAAAATTTGATACAACTGGTACGGGTAGCTTTCCAACAATACTTGGTGAAAGCGGACTTGGACAAACTAAATATTTTCAACACGAAGTGGGCACAGATCAAACAAACGAAGATGGTTCTGTTACTACCGTTACATCTAATTTACAATCATACGACTTTGATTTACAAGGTCAAGAAGGCACAGCAAGTAGTTTTGTTTCTGTTAGTAGGTTTTTACCTGACTTCAAAACATTAGCAGGAAACGCAACAGTTACATTGGCTGTGAAAGACTTTCCGTCTTCTACAGAAGCATCATCTACACATAGTCCTTTTACAGTAACATCAAGCACAACTAAAATAGATACAAGAGCAAGAGGTCGTTTTGTAAATGTAAAAATAGCAAACACCGCAGTAAACGAGTCTTGGAGATATGGTACTTTGGCAATAGATGTAAAACCAGACGGAGGTAGATAATGACAAAGATAATAGTAGACATACCAGAACCAAAAGATAAATATGACACAAGCACACAAAGACAAATAAACAGTAGTATTGCAAACATAATACAACAATTAAACACTACGTATCAACAAAGCGTGAAAGACGATCAACAACAACAAACATGGTTTTTAGGATAGATGGCAAATAGATATAAAAATTCAAAAGTAGATTTAACCACCACAGATTTAACCACTCTGTATACTGTGCCCGCAGAGACGGTATCTTTGGTCAAGTCGTTCTTGGTGTCTAACGATGACGCGAGCAACGCGTGTGAGATTACAGTGACATTGGTCAATTCTAGTGGTACAATATTCAGCTTGTTTAAACAAAAAGACATAGCTGCTAAAACAACAACTGAACTCTTGACACAACCCTTGGTTTGTGACGAAAGTGAGGTTATAAAGGTACAGGCAGAAAATGCTAACGACCTACATGTCGTTCTGTCGTATTTGGAAATAACAAGAGACTAGGAGGAAATATGTCATTTGAAGAACCAGGATCAGTAGCATGGCTATACGAAGGCGATAAGAAAGTAGCTAAAATAAAAGTGGATACCACAGTAGTATTGAAAAATTTAAAAACAAATAAAGAGTATGACTCTGATGCAGAAGGTGACGCTGACGTAGATAATCCAGATACAGACACAAAAAGAGAAGATATATCAAGAAGTGTCTATATAAAGGTAGCTAAAATGCCTGATATAGGTTCAGAATCGTAGTTGCAATTTATGATAAAAGACAGTAAATTAAACAAAAAGCCTTATTTCAAGCGTAGGCAACTTGCATCATTACAGCAATAATAAGGAGCATAAGGAATGGGATTTCACAAAAAATTTGTACGAAGATTTATACCAAAAGAAATATATAACCCTATAAGCAGTGTTACTGAAAGCGTTGAAAAGGCTGCTGATAAATTTGTAAACCCTATTGTTGATTTTGTTGATGAAGACATATTAGACCCTTCTGGTGAATTTTTAGAAGAACAGATACTAGATCCAGCTGGTGAGTTTTTAGGTGAAGAAGTTGCACGACCAGTTAGAGCATTTGCATCTAAAGCTACTCCAAATGAATTACAATTTTTAGCAGGAAAATTGGGTGGAATAGGTGGTGGTAAAGCTGGAGCTATGTTGGCAGCATTGGCTACAGGTAATCCATTTTTAATAGCCGCGGCTGCAGCCGCTGGTGCTGCTGCAGGTGATGTAGCTGCTGATTATTTAACAACAGATGAAAACGAAGAGTTTGAAGTTGACAAATTGTCAGCTGCCTTTTCTGCAATAACAGGTGGACTAGCTGGCGCTGATTATGCAAATCCTGAAGCTTTTAAAGAAATAGGCACTACAGGTATTCGTGGTGGCGATGCAATTACACAAGGTCAGTATGACTCAATAATGGCAGCTGGTGATGCAGGACAAAACGCAATAGACTTAGGTAGAGGAACTGCTGATTCTTTACAAGCTGTTCAAAATGCAAAAGATATAGAAGCTGCTTTTGGAGCAGCTCAACTTGGAGAATCATTAACACTTGGAGAGTCTGTAGCTGGTATAGGTAGAGATATTGTAGGCGGAGCACAAGCTTATGTTGATCCTTTTGGAAGTGGACAAGGCACTATATCAGATGTGCTGGGATCAGGTGGTAATATAGCTCAAGTAGCTGCAGCGGGTGCTAAAGCTTTAGTTCCAGGAACTGCTGAATATCTTACTAATCTTGGTGTAGAAGCTGTTGAAGCAGCTAAAGCAGCTGAACAAGCGTTTGAGGATTACAAAACAAGGTTAGGTATAAGTAGAGAACAAACTTTATCTGATGCTAGAAGATTAAGACGTCAGTATTATATACAATCATTTAAAAACTTTGGTTATTCAGATGAGGAGATAGCAGATGTATTATTTAGGTCTGGTTTAATTGATACTGTTGAAGATTACGATCCAACAGATTTACCGCAAGATAGACAATTTGGCGAGGATGTTACTAATGATACACTATACGCAGCAAGAGGTGGTCGTGTTGGGTTTGATGAAGGTGGATTGGGTGGATATGAACCGACATATACAGTAGGACAGTATGTAGAAGAACAAAAGATAAGAGAAGAAATGATGGACAAAATGAAAAGAGGTTTGGGCGCCAAGGAAATGAACATGAAACTAAATGATCCTGGTTTGTTTGGTAGAATAAGAAATGTTTTAAATCCAATGGATAATGAAATGGGTTTTTATACAAACGAAGAAACAAGTTTTCCTGACACAAAAAGAAGATATCAAAACATGATTAGAAACATGGATCAAGACAGAGCCGCAGCCGATTATGAAATGAGAGATAAGATGACTCTTGTTGAGGATTACATGAACAGATTAAATACAATGGAAATGGGCATGGCCACAGGTGGTATACCGAGAGTTAGAAATTCTATGGGCACAAGAACCACATCTGAAGGTGATCCTATATCTCCAGACATGCCAGACGGTATGCAAATGGATTTACGTGGTGGTGGTTTTATACCTCTTGGTACAAAACCAAAAGCTGATGATATTCCAGCAATGGTAGGAAAGAATGAGTTTGTATTAAATGATGAAGCAGTATCCGGTATTGGTAAGATGCTAACCGGTAGACCTGATCCAAGA